ATTATCTGAATATATTCCAGGTAATCCACCATCATACTTTGGTTTTGGAATAGGATATTTTTCGTAATCGTTTGGAACTTCTTGAATATCATCTCTTATCTTATGGGAATCAAATGTTAATAATGCATTTGCAGTATACCCTAAGAAACTTGAGTATGGAGCAGTCACTCCTTGAACAATTTCTAAAAAGTCAGAATATAATGATTGTATTGATTCTGTGTAGTCAGATCCAGATTGAGAAACTACTGGTTTTTTTGGATTTATTGTTTCATATTGTAAAAATTCAGTATTAAATCCATTATCATACATTTTCTGTAGATTATATTCAGTTAATACTCTTAAATCTAAAATTTTATTTGGATTTGTTTCATCAACAGTTACTAGAAATCCATCAACTGGTTCTTTCTGTTCATCTGATATTGATGGTTTGATATATTTAAAATTCCAAGAGGTTAAGTCTTGCCACCAGAATGTTGGAGAATAATCATTAGATTCACTGCTATTATTTCTAGAAGCATACTCTAACAACTCCAACGCTGAGTTTGGAGTTTTATACTTCATTGAAGGATATGTGTAATTTATACGTCTACTCCACATTCCAACTGGAGAGTCATCAATATTAACAGTAGTTGTTTTATTATTTTTTGTTAACTTAGAATATACCTCATTAACAAATCCCTTTAACAATGGAGTATCAGTATTAGTGCTATCGTTTGAAACGTACATCACGCGATCATCTGGAACTTCTCCAACTTGACCAATATATTTGAAGTAAAAGAAATCTTTATCCATCAAATCAAAACGCCAAACACTCAGTCTTTCATTTCCTGGTGCTAAGACATCTGTTTGAGATTCATCACTTACATGCTGTGCATTGTATATTGCAAAATTTACAGTTTTTACTTCTTTTGAATTTGGACGAATTTTGAATTTAATTTCGATTTCACATACATCACCATCACCAATAGCGAATTCGTCTATCCAATTTCTTATATCATAACAAGTCATTGATCCTAATATTGGACCAGTGAACATATTTTCTGAGAATGAAAAAGATATTAAAGGAGATCGTAGAGATGCGACTGCATTCCAGGGATATAAAGAAAATTCAACATTTTGTTTTTCTTGATCCGCACCAACACTAATAGGTCTTATAATTTTGACAGATTCAATTACAGATTCTTTAAAATCAATTAAAGTATTATTTTGTCCAGTCGTATCTGGATTTTGAACAAATATATTTTTTAAAGTTTTAAATTCTGGCATTATATTTCAACCTTTATCACTCTACCAATTAGATCACTCTTAATAGCATTTTCTAGTGCGTTCAATACAACAGAAAGAATTTCTGGTTTTAAAACTTTAATTTTTTGCTTGTTTAAATAATTTTGAAAATTTGTATTCTGTTCGGTTGTTTTTAAAACTCCTGTTGGTAACAACCCACCAGATGCACCGTATCTATAAATTAAAGTCTTAGCAAAATTATTTAGTGTCAGTACATCTGAACTGTTTGAATATGTTGTTCCTGGATCAACTGAAGTCTTTTCAATTGTATTGCCATTTACTCTTCTGTATGGATCCAGAACTACATTATTTCCTGTAATAAAATAATCTACACTAGTTTTATATTCTTCAACATATTTTATTGTAGTTACTTGTTTATTATCAAACGTGATTATATCCATGACACCAGAATCATTTTTTCTAGCAAATAAAACATTATTACCAGAAACAAAAGTACCAGATCCACATATACCTCTTATTTTTCTAAAATAAGGATCAAATGATTCAATATGTCTATAAGTATTTTCATCTATATTGTCTGGTTGATTGGAGGTAACAGAAGTAACCTTAACAATAACATCACCAGTCTGTAAATCTGGCAGATCTTCTATATAAAATGCTTGACCTCCAAAATTTACTTCTTCCTTTTTGGCGTAGTCTTTAGCACTTGGAAACCATTCATTTTCAATATCAGCGATGCTATTAATTAGTAATATCAACCAAGAGTACTGACTATTACCATAAACTTTAATTGATATAATTTCTGGAGTTTCACCATCTTGAATATAGTACTCATCAAAAGCATTAGATTGATCGACATCTTTGAATACTACATTTCTAAAGATATCAACTAATTCAATATTTTTATTATTTAATGTATATGTTATATTTGGATAATCGTCAAATAACATTAAGCACCACCATCCGTTACAGATGCAATAATATTTGTACCTACGCTTAAAATTCCAGCAGATCTACTTTGAATTACTGTACTGACTGATCCTCCAGGAGCAGTTCCTCTTACTGATGGTTCAAGTTCTCTAAATCCCAAACTTACAGAATATGCTACAGGTTTAAAAAGACCACTACCATCCGAGAGTGCTGCCAAAGATTCAGTATCAAATGCAGTCTTTCTAACATCTACATTCGTCAAAACACAAAGTTGAGGATATCCTGACCAGTCTCTGTCAAATTTAACACTGTCTAATGGACCAACACCAAAGATCCACAAAGGTGGATGAAAAAAGTGAGTTGTTCTTAACGATAAAGCAGATATCAATGTAGGAAGAGATAACGCTTCAAGTGTTTGTATTATTTTACCAGCAGCAATAGAATCGTTCACTGATAAGCAGGGCATATATAGACGAATATCAAAAGATCTATAAGTTCCATTTCCACCTTTAAAAGTTAATTCTTTTGTATCAGTTTGTACATTTTGTTGAAATGCAGATCCTGCAACCATAGTGGATAAATCTAATATAGCATCTAAAGCATCTGTTCCTGTATTTATTGCAGCATCTATAGAATCTTGGATTCCTTGTGGTGCTAGAGCTCGAAATAAAGATTCATAGATATTAGATCCAGGTAACAGTTCTTCTGCAATATATGGTAATGAAGTTGAACTTTTAAAACTTGATGGTGCAGGAACCATTATGGTGGTTTTTCGTCTATTTAAACCTGGAACCGAAGCACCCGTTACAGATGGAACTGCTGCTGCACGTGCAACTGTAGAATTTACATATTCTATACAGTGCAGTTTCATCCAAAGAGGGATTGTTCCTCTTACTTCGGTTTCTGCTGGAAATATAAGAGTGGAAGGACTTTCAGCGACGCTGAGAATATTTCCTGTAGTTTTTTGACTCGCCATTTTAGTACCTATATATTATTATGCCTTATAAGACCCTATATAAACCAAAAAATCCCTCAAAATATATAGGTGATTTAAATAAAATAATATGTAGGTCTTTATGGGAAAGAAAATTTTGCAAATATTTGGACGAAAACTCTAATATACTAAGATGGTCGTTTGAAACATTAAAAATTCCATATCTTTCTCCATCAGATAGAAAAGTTCATTCATATATTCCAGATTTCATTGTAGAGAAGAAAAATAAAGATGGTTCTTTAGAAACTATTATTGTTGAAATCAAACCACTTAAACAAACAGTGAAACCAAAAATCACAAAAAGAAAAAAGAAAAAAACTATACTAGAAGAAAATTTAACTTATGAAATAAATAAAAGTAAGTGGGAATCTGCAAAAAAATTTTGTGATGCACATGACTGGAAATTTGTAATTTTAACAGAAAAAGAACTTTTCAATGGCAATCCAAAACAAAATTAATACCACAATAACTCAGTTTAGAGAAGAAATCAATAGCAGAGGATTTCAGATTGCTTCTTTATATGAAGTGACGATGGTTCATGGTGATTCTATCGTTTGCTATCCTCTTTCTATTATTACTCCTGGTAGACAGTTTGTTTACTATAACCATGATATATGGGGACCAACTAGAAAGATACCATACAAAAGAACATATACTCAATGTAATATGTCTTTCATCATTCACAATGACTGGGCAGAAAGAATATTTCTAGAAACCTGGGCAAATGATGCTATTAAGAATTTATCAGGATTAAATTTAGCAGCAGGAGCACAATTAGATTCTACTGGAAATGAATTAACAGATGCAGATGCTGCCACACAGGTTATTAACGCTGTAGAAGAGACTGCAAGTTCTAGTAATGCCTATAGTATTGGAAACTATGGAGACTATACGGATTACTTAAATGGTCTTGGAACAGTAGTTATAAAATGTTTAGATTCAAAAGATAAAAGCAAAGTTAACTTACAGTTTAAACTTACAGAAGCATATCCAGCAGTTTTAGGTCCAATTACCCTTGCATCAGATGGTAGCGGATATGCAACATTCAACGTAACTTTCCAATTCAGAGATTATACTATGATAAGTGGAGGATAATATGCAGACTGTGCTTAATATGATGAAAAATTCTTTACCCAGATATGTAACAACTCAACCTTCAACTGGCAAAAAAGTGACATTTAGACCATTTACAGTCAAGGAAGAAAAATATCTTCTAATGACAAAACAAACTGGTGAGTATGCTGATCTTCTTGCAACTATTGCAAATATCATAGACTCTTGCTTTGAACTAGGACAAGAAGCAAAAAAATTACCAATATTTGATATCGAATATTTCTTTTTAAAGTTGAGAAGTAAATCAATAGGAGAGATTGTAGAACCTACAATAGTTTGTCCGCACACAAACGAAAAGATAAAGTTAAGTTTAAATATTGATGATATTCAACCAGTAGTCAAAAATACAAACTTCAATATTAGATTAAATGAAAATATCATCGTAAATATGAAATATCCAACTTTAGATATTTTATTGAAAAATTCCGATGCTGATCTTTACGATGTAACTTTAAACTGTATAGAAAGTATAGAAACTATAGATGAAAAAATAGAAAATTCTGATATTTCTAAAAAAGAATTTTTAGAATTCATAGATCTTATGACAAACGATCAGTTTAAAAAGATCATTGAATTTATAAAGAATGTTCCAACTTTAGAAAAAGAAATAAGTTATATAACCTCTGATAGAGTAGAACGAAAAATAAAGTTAAAAGGAATCAAAGATTTTTTTCAATAAGCCTCAGTCATTTGTCATTAACTAGTATTTTCAAGATTAACTTTAGTTTAATGCAAATACATAAACAATCTCTTTCTGATATCGAAAGTATGATACCTTGGGAAAGAGACTTATTTGTGGAACAACTGAGGCAGCACATGGAAGAGCAAAATCTAAAGACTATGCAAGCAAGAGTTTTAAATAGGAGATAAAGGTGGACGAAAATAAAAGAAATCTCACAAATAAAGAATTGAGTGATACATCACTCAGTAAAGATTTTTTAAACACTATATTTCCTAGTGTTGTATCATTTCCAGAAGATGCTCCAAATTATGAACAGACTCTTAACTCACAAAATAATTATAACTTGACTGTGAATTTGAATGGAGATGGACAAAAACCATCCAAACAAGAAGTGAATAATGTTGTCAATAATATAGTAAAAAATGAAATAATCAATACTCCAGAAGATTTAAAAAAAAACTTACAAGACAATTCCAAGCAAAAAGATGGATCAAATAAATCAGAAACGGTCGTAGTTAAAGATACTAAACCAACAGGTGAATCAACTCAACAAACAGTTGATGCAGAAATACAAACAGTAGATGAATCAAATCCAGAATTAGGATTAGATTCAGAACAAGTTAGTGATACTGTAGGAATTGAAATTACTCCCCCATTTGAACCATTTTTTGTTCCTCCACCACTTTCATTTGATCTTGATTCTTTTGGAGAAAGTGAACCATCTGCATATACAAGCAGCAGTAAAATAGACAAAGGAACTTCCAGTATAACGTATCAAACAGTTAAAAATATTATTGAAAGATCTATTTTACCTGTTTCTTCTGGTGGAATTGGAAAGAGTATATTATCAGACGAATATAATTCTCAAATAAGTTATGTTGAGAATCTTGTAAATATACAGCAACCAGAAAATGAAACTTTTGACAAAGTTGCAGAACAATCAAAAGCACAAGAATTGCAGAAGATAAGCAGAGAAGAAGATAATAAAAATAATTTAAAAGATATCAAAACGAATATAGCAGCACAGAATAAACCAGAACAAGTGAAAGAGATGCGAGGAGCATCTAGCGTTCCTCCAGTTCAAATGAGAGAACTTGCAGATTCGAATTTTAAATTATATTCTGGAGAGAACACGATAGGTTTATTCAGTAGAGAAAAAAACAGTCCTCCTGGGTGGAGGACTGTCACAAGTTAAATTTTTAGAATTTATTTAACTTTCGCTCAACTTCTGAAAGTAACTAAGAGCGTCTGACTCTTCATCAACATCTTCTTCTACTGGTTTCTTGGACTTCATTGCTGGTTTGCGTTCAGTCATATCAACATCTTCAGCAGTCTTTGTTGAAGATGGTGCAGTGCTTCGAATATCTCCACCAAGAACCTCATACAAGCGAGTCTTGAGTTCTTCATATGACTTGAAGTTAGAAGCATCTACGAATGGTTGAAGAGCGTGTTGCGCCTTCCAAATCTTTTCCAACTTAGAATCATCATCAGAAAGAATTGTCTGTGAATCAAACTCTGACTTATCGTAATTGTTGAATCCACCAACCTTACGAATCTTGATACGGAAGTTTGCACCCTTCCAGAAATCGAATGGATTGATTGGTTCTTCGTCGCTGAACTCTGGTTTCATTGCCTCTTGAATCTTTTCAAAGATCTTTGTTCCAAACTTATAAAGGAAAACCTTTCCTTCATTTTGAGGATTTGCTGGATCTGAGACAATATAAACATTAGCAATGTAGTTCAACTTACGCTTACGAGCGCGCGCAATATCCTTATCGGATTCAAGACCAGAATTCCAAAGTTGATTATTTAGTTCTCCAACTGGATCCTTTTGACCAAGGGTTGTAAGAGAATTTTCAATATACCAACCACCTGGACCTTGGAATGAATGCTCGTATACCTTAACCCAAGGAACATCCTCATTATCTACTGGAGGAAGAAAACGAACAATTGCAAATCCGTTTCCAGACTTATCCTGTTCTGGTCGCCAAAAACGATCATCCTTGTAGTCCTTGGTCTTGTTTTGATCTTCCATCTTCTTGATAAGATCATCAATACCAGACTTAGACTTCTTCTTAAGATCACTAAAACCCATAAATACCTGACTTTCCCCGAAGTTCTCCTTCGGACTTGAATAAAATTGTGGGAACTCCCCACTTGCTAGAGTATACCATAGATCGACAACAAGTCAATGAAATGGTAATTTATTTTTTGTTCTTGGTAAAAAATTTAAATCTTTTGCTTCCTGTTCAATTTTTTCTAAAATTGGTTGCGTTAAAAGTTTAGGAGCAACTGAAAAATCATATGAGTACTCATCGAAAAAATGAATAACTGTATCCATATAGGATGTGTCGTGAACTTTAACGTAATTTTCAATTCTCTTGGAAAATTCTTCTTTTGTTATGTTGAATATCATGTCTAGATTATACCCTAAATCTGATCTTCTGCAAGAGTAAAGTATATTAGTATATATATCAATAAAGGAATTGTTATATGCCATATACTGGAGATAATATTGAAATCACGATTGCATCAGGTACTGCTGTAATTGCTACAGATTATGGTACAAGCGGTGCTGTAGGATTCAGTGCATCTCATGCACAAATATCCAAACTTGCATGGGGTGACGAAAATTATAGTTATAGAGTAAATGAAGCATATCCACTTCCTGTGAAAATGTATGGAACTACTGGCACTACTATGCCAGTATCTGGAACAATTTCAGGAACTGGTTCATTTTACATACAAAATACAATTTCCACTCCGATCATTGTTAAGGGTTCTACAAACTCATCTGACGCTTTGGTTGGTGTTACGGGATATGTTCAGGGAATAACCAACGGAATCCGTGTAGGCGTAACTGGATCTGTTTCTATCTTAGGTAGCGTTGGTGTCTTTGGAATCAGTGGTGCTACTGCAATTACAGTCACAGGTGGAAGAAGACTCAACTCATCATCCGATAGTGTAACTGTTGTAGGAAACGTAGGCATCAGTGGTGGATTCCAATTAACCGCTGCATCTGACTCTGTGGCAGTTTATGGTCCAGGTGGAACAACTTACGTTGAAACAAATCTAAACGTCGGAGGCGTTGCTCTAGGT